GCCTTCTTGTCCATTTCCTGAATCCAGCCCTGCGCCTCATCGCGGTGCAGCAGCGCGGAGCGGTTGGGCCGCTTCAGGAGCTCGTTGTCCAGAGCTTCCGGGGTGAAGTCGCTGCCCAAGTCGTAGTTGTACTCGACCACATCAGGGTTGTCCTCGGTGGGAATCACGGTGAGTGCCTTGATGAAGGACATGCCCAGCGCCCGGGTGGTGGACTTGCGTGAGCGGGTGGTCTCGCCCAGCACCATGAACCACAGGTTGAGCGGCAGCCGTCCGAACTTGGGGACCGCGTGGCCGAAATCGGAGAACACCGTGGAGAGGATCATGCAGGCCGAGGCGACGTGATATTCCGGGGCCGCGTCCGTCTTGGAGGAGGCCCAGGCAACGTAGTCGTCAATGAAGGTGCCCTTCAGGGAAGCCTTCTCGGCCAGCGAGAGGAAGTCCACGGACTTGTCCTTGGCCGAGGGCTCGACCGTGACAACCGCCTCGTAGTCCTCGGTCTCCTCGACGGCCCCAATCTCGGACTTGGAGCGAGCCCGCACCACATCGTCCCAGAGCAGTTCGTCGGCGTTGTTCTTGTCCGCGAACTTGTTGTAGGGGTGGGTCCGGCAGATGACAAACGCGGCCTCGTCGGTGGCACCGGAGCGGAAGAGTTCGTTCTCCAGCAGGAACAGGGCGTCGGAGCGGTCCACATTCCCTGCAGTGCTTTTGTTCAGCAGCTGCATCAGCTCGGGGGACGCCTTCAGAGACTTCAGGGCCGGACCCATGCCGGGCAATGTGCCCATCTCCTTGAACGCGTCCACCACGGTCTGCACCGGAGGGTAGGCCTCAGAAAATTCGGCGAGGGTGTACTCGTGCCCGGTCAGCTCGAAGGTGACCTCGTAGGGCTTGGCGTACTTGGTGTTGGTGGTCCCCGGCACACGGAGCAATTTATTCGAGGCCCAGCCCGTATCTAATCCTGTGGTCTTCTTGTCGTGCGTCTTGGAGACGCTGTGCGCGAGCGGCTCAATCAGGGAGGCGTCAGTGCAGTCCGTGATCTTCCAGTAGAGGTGTGTCTTGCCCTCGGAGGTGTGGGCCTTGCCGGAGGGCGGCAGCAGCGCGTCCTCGACGTTGAAGGTGTCGGCGTCTGCGTGGACTACCTGGATGGCCTTGACCGAGCGCTTGCGGGCATTGGTCTGCTTGAACAGTGCGGGGCTCGTGTATACGTCGCGCTTGGCGTTCTCGGCTGTGTGTGCCAGCAGCTCCCTCTTCTGCACCGGCCACTTGAAGAACCTCTGCTGGCTCGGGTTGCCCTGCCCATCCATCCGGGCCGCAACCGCCATGCCCTCGATGCCCGCATACAGAAACTCGAAGAACTCCTCTTGGCCTACCATGTGCTTCGCTCCCCAGCAGCAGTTTTGAAACGCATTCGTACGGGCTCCTTCGATGAAAAACCCGGGATTGTGGCCCCGGGTTTCGGTGTATCTAAGTGCCCGTGACCCTTCTTGGTGGGATCGTGCGCTGTCGCAGCACGGGCGGTGGAGCTTAGAGCTTGATGAGCGGCTTCTTGCCTGCCGGGGCCTTGGCAGCGGTTCCTGCCTTGGCTCCGGTGTTGGCCTTCACTGCCACGGAGGAGGCAGCCGAGGTTTCCACGGAGTCAACCGAGCGGAAACCGCGCACCTTCTCCTTGAACTCGACGGGAGTCTTGTCAACCCACGCGCCGTTGACCTGCTCCTGCTTCTTGGCCCACGTGACATCGAGGTACAGCTCCTCCTGGAGCCAGTCATCGGTGTCAAGGTCTTTCATGGCTTCCGAGTCGTAGCCGAGCGCCTTGCCGATGGCCACGAGGTCATACGACGGGGTGGGCTCCCCGGTCTTCTTGTCCTTGCCTTCGAAGTTGTTGACATCCGCGAACAGGCGGCGGTTCTGCTGGCGTGAACCGTCTGCTGCCACCTCGCCGTCAGCAATGCGGAACTGGAACTTCAGACGGGACTTGCCCACGTTGTCGCCCGTCTTCACGGTGTCTTCCCCGATGGCGAAGATGCTGACCTTGTACTTGCCAACGGGGACGGGCTCGAACGAGCGGCCTGCGGAGTCGAACGTTTCCTGGTCAACGTTCAGCGAGATGCGTACCATGATGTGTGCTTCCTTCGGTTGTGTGTTGCTTGGTTGGTTATTTGTTTGAGAAACAGAGAAACATACGAGGGGGTGAATAAAAGCTTATCACTCGGCCTCTTCAGCAACCCTTTCCGAGGTCAGCTGCTCAAACAGCTCCCCCATCGTGGGATTGATGATCTGGTAGTCCAGCTTGCCGAACCGATCCCCGGCCAGAATCTTGCCGTCCTGCCCCGTCTGGAGCACACGGAAGGTCTCCTTGGTCTTCTTGTCCTGCGCCACTGCGAGGTAGGCGATGATGTCCACGATCTTGGGGACTTCCCCGAGGCTGCCCTTGCCCAGCAGGTACGGCTGGATGCGCGAGACTCCCGTGTTCTCGTCCTTGATTTCCTCGGAGTGGGTGATGAAGATGACGTTGATCTTGGCCCGGTGCAGCATTTTGACAACGTTCACCGTGTTGTCCTTGATGGTGCCCCAGTCCTGAATCCGCATCTCCTTGGTGCCGTCCTCGGTGATGTGTGCCTTCATCATTTCCTGGAGTTCCCCGAGGGTGTCCACGATGGCGGTTCCGTACCCGGTCTCACCATCGGCCAGTGCCTCAATGACGCCAGCGGCCTGAATCCAGTTCTCCGGCTCGATCACGTCCATGTCGGGGTAATCCCTGGCGAGGACGCTGGAGCCGTCCTCCAAGGCCAGCAGGACCACCGGGCCGAGCCCTGCCACGTCGTTGGCTGTGCCTGCAAGCAGGGTCTTGCCGGACTTGGGCAGACCGGCCAGCAGGAGGCTGAACGTCGTGTCTGCACGCCGGGGCTTGGTGATGGTGCAGATGGTGGACAGGTCGAACAGCGGCGGCTTGGGAGCCACTGCCTTGGACTTGGCCGGTGCCTTCTTGGCCTTGACCGGAGCCTCGGCGGCTTCGGCTGCCTCAGCGAGGGCTGCCAGCTCGGCCTCGGCTTCCAGCTCGTCCATCATGCCCTGTTCTTCGGCGGCTGAGGCCTCCGTGGCGATCGTGCTGCTCAATTTGTGCTCCTTGTTAGGTGGTTGCGTTGAGGTATGTGGTGAGGTTGCCCCGGCCCGGACCCCGAGGGCCGCAGGTGAAGCAGTCAACATCGGATTCGAGTTCGCCCAGCTGACCGTCTTTCACGTAGTCCCAGATGATGTCGATGTTGGCGATGGCCTTCTCGTACAGTTCCTGGTTGACTGGTTCCTCCCAAATTACCATGTCTGTAAGTGCATTGGTATGTCTTGGAAGAAAAATAATTACACACGAATCAATCTGGTAGCCCTTCTGAATCCAGCCCTGCGCGTAAACCTGCTGCTGGACCCGGTACTGCATCGAGGGCTTGTGTGCCGATGTCGGCAGTTCGCCCTTCCTGATGGCAGCCTCGCCCTTCCTGATGGCCATGACCACCTTGTCGTAGCTCCAGGCTCCGGGGAACTTGTAGTCGAATGTCCTGAACCAGTCCGGCACCATAAGGTCGCAGTTGCCGCTGACCGTGCCGTAGCCCTCGACCTCGAAGATGTCCTTGAGCTTGGTCTCTCTGAAGGTCTCAATCTCGTACCCGGCCCCGTAAGCCAGATCGAGCTTGTGCTGCATGTAGTAGTGGACTGCCGTGCCTATCCAGGCCGCGTAGCCGAAAGGGTCCGGGTCACGGTCAGGCATGTCGCAGAGCTTGGCTGCCATCGTGTAGCCAACACAATAGGCACACGAACCCACTTCGCTTGGACCCAAACGGCTCTGGAGTGACCTCGCATCCGGCTTGCTGATGGCCTTCACAAAGGCGCTTTTCACCTGCGACAGCGGCGGTGCCTGGATGATCGTGTCGGTCATGCTGCCTGCCTGCCTTCCTGCTCGATGATGGATTCGATGTACGGCCCCCACTGATCTGCCATCGCCTGTGCGATGCCGGGGAAGGTGCGGGAGCGCTCCTTCCACCTGGTTGGTGACGGGGGTAGGTGCTGGCCGGTGGACTTGCTCTCGGGAGTCCCGAACTCATAGGGCTGGACAAATTGATCCGCCACACTGCCCACCCGTTCGATGGCGTGGCCGTGCATGTTGGGGTTCTCCAGAGCAATGTGGGGGATGTCGGTTTCCCACAGGAGCCGGTAAAACGCGGCTGCCTCATCCAGGTCTTTCCACCGCTGAATATCGGGACGCCGCGAGTGCCCTTTCAGGATTTTCCCTGTGGCTTCCAAGTGCGCCGCCTTTTCCTCGGGGGTCCACTTCTCGTACAGCCAGCGGGCACCTGAATTGGTGAGGAAAGTGCAGTCCGGGTGGCCCACCATCCCGTCCCAGCCGTCTTGCAGGATGTCCCGAACGTCGCCTTGGTAGTGCTGGCCCCCGGGACGTTCGGAGGGGAGCAGATCACAGCTCCAAGCGTCCCAGCCCCGCGCCTTGAAAGCGTCCCGGACGATGCCTGAATACTCGCAGGCCACCAATATTCGCGGTGTCCTCATGCTGCCTGCCTCCTTCTGAGGGATTCCCGCTCGGCGGGCGTGAAACCACCCATAATCGCAAATTGGTCTCCGGTGTGGAGTGCGAACTCCAGGCACCCGTTCCGCAGAGGGCAGCCTCGGCACACCGCCTTGGCCCGGGCCTCAGCGAACTCTCCGCCACCTTGCTGCCCGTAGTTGGGGAAGAACAGCTCCGGGTCCACCGAGGCGCACGCTGGCTTCTCCTCGGTCCCCGGCTCCCCCATCACTGCCCGGAGGAACGGAGTGGACTGGGGGCTCATGATTCAGGCTTTGCCAGCTGGAGCAACAGCTCGAAGTTCTCGTAGCGGAACATGGCCGAGAGGTGCAACTGCTCGTACTGGGAACCCTCGAACAGGCCAACCAGACTCCGGTAGTCCTCGGCCACCCAGAGGTAGGGCTTCTTGGCCTGCAGGATTTCGATGTCGATGTTGTTCGCCTCCATGATCGAGGCTGCCTCGTTCTGGGCGAGAGCTCCGACCTTGGCCACCTCCAGCTCGAAGTCCTCGTAGAAGCAGAGGTACGCATCGTGCTCGTCCTTGGGCATGTTCTTCAGAGCGGACTTGCCCTGCTCCTGCCCCAACTTCTCGGACTCGAAGATCAGCCAAGCGGTTTGTTTGGTGAGACTCATTTTTCCCCCTCGGGAATCGTTATTTGTTGTGCCCGTAGACTTCATCCCAGTCAACATCGCAGGTGCATCCGGGTGCCTTGCCTTTGCAGGCCCAGCACCCTTTGCAACTACAAGGCTGACCGTGGATTTCGCAGGTTGGGGATTCGTAGACCCTCAGTGGAGGCCCACTCTCCAGCACGTCCACGTACTCGCAATCACAGCCGGTGTTAGCCATGGTTACTTCTTCTTTTCCAGGTTGAAGAAGTGCCCGGTGTGCCGGTCGAATGTGGCACCGCAGGAGCAGGTGCTCCACGTGCAGTGGCGCTTCTCCTCCGGGCAGTGGCGCTTGGCCGTGATGGTGGTGAGCCCCCTGCAGTCCGGGCAGTTGGTCAGGACGGTCTTCCCGGCCATCAGAGCACCATCAGGGCATCTGCCAGCGCGTCGGCCTGCAGCTTCTCAACGTCCTTGCGGAGCTTGGCGATGAAGAGGTCCAGTGCGGCCTTGTTCTTCAGGCGGGTGGTCATCTGGAACATACCGTCCCGGCCCCAGTGTGAGTACACTTCGAGGCTGTTCTCCCGGTAACTGTAGGCTTCCACGTCACCGAAATTCATGATGATGTTGAAGCTGGTTGTGGGTTCGACCAGTTTGGCCTGCTCGAACAGGGGGGCCAGCTGGTTGTGGGCGTAGCGGGCGAGCCAGAAGACATCGTGTGTGGTCATCATGGCCTCTAGGCCTCCGTCTTGTTGATGGAGAGCTTCAGGGTCATGCCCGTGGTGATCTGCATCTTCTCGTAGTCAGCGGGGCTGACGTTGGCCTTGACCTTGGCGGAATCCAGCACGGTCTTCTCGCACTCCTTCTGGAGTTTCTTGGTCATGACGCCCCGGGCCGTGGCCTCATCGAAGCGCTTGGTGGGGAAGATCGTGGTGCGGACGATGCCGACTGCGTGGGTGTCCTTGTCGAGCTTGCCTGCCTCGGCCAGTGCGTTGCGGAAGGCATCGGTGGCGGACTTGGCCTTGGTCTCGGCTGCCTTGACCTCCTGCTGGGCTTCGAGTGCCTGCTCGGCCAGCAGCTCCAGCTTGGCGTCTGCCAGGGATTCCTCGGTCCAGGCTTCCGTCTCGGCGGGACGGGTGACGAGTGAGAGCTTGCTCATTGTGTGCTCCTTGTGTGTTGGTGGTTATTTCGTAGTGCGTACTGATGAATCTACAGACACCCGAATAGATGTGTCAAGACTTTTTTCGATTCAGTTCAGTCTGGTAGTTGGTGTGGGCCACCTTGCAGGCCAAGTCCAGGGGCTCGTTGTGGCGGTAGTGTCCCCGGGCCGCAGCCGGTGTCCCGCAGGGATGCAGCGGGCGGGGAATCCTCCCAGCGCCCCGTCGCCGCTCCCTCAGGTTGTGTGCCTTGGACTTCAGGCACCTGCCGCAGGCATCCTCGCCCGCTCGCTTGTGCTTCTTGTAGCCGGAGTCGCCGTACTTGCCGTTGCAGCCCAGCGGACGTGCGCCCGGGTTATGGCTAAAGTCCCAAGACCTGTGCTGGTTGTGCGCCGCTGCCATTGAGAGCCTCCAGTTCTGCGATCCGGGCCAGCATCCACGGGACTTCCACCCTTGCCAGCTGGATACCCACCTGTGCCTGTCCAACGGGGTTCATAGGGTCATTGGCCACTGCCAGCAGCCGCTCGATGGTGACTATGTGCTTCTGCTCGTCCCAGTGCTTCAGTGCTTCCTCTTGCTTGCTCACGCTGCGACCCCCAGGTCTGCTTGTGTTTTGAATGAACCATCAAGCTGGGCCTGATCGGCGTCCAGCTTGCCTTTCTGCTCTACCTCCACGGTGTCCTTTGCCATAAACAGGAACCGCTGGACCGTCTTTGTCTGCCCTACCCGGGAGAGACGGCCCAGGCACTGCTCGTTCAGGATTCGGTTGTCCTCCAGCGACAGCCAGAACTCGGTGTGGCACACCAGCTGGAGCCCATCGGTGCCTTCCGCGATCCCGGAAATGGTGGCGACCATGATGTCGAAGTCCTTGCCGAAATTGGCCAGCTTGTACTCGCGCTCGTCCTGCGGCATCCCTCCGACGAACTGCTCAGCCCGGAACTTCTTGGCCTTCAGCCGGTTGGTCAGCATCACGGCGAACTTCCGTGAGTGTGTGAAAATCAGGACGGGGTACGGTGCCTCGGCGTAGAGGTCTTCGAGCTTTTCGATGATGGCGTCCGCCTTGGTGCTCTTGGCGTCGTCCTTGAAAAAGACCTCCTCCACCAGAGCATAGGTGCCGTTCTCCCGCTCCTCCCACTCCCAGCGGAGCCACTTGGTCTCGGGGTCATCGAGTTCCCGCTCTGGAATCCGCTTCCACACGTCCCTGATGGACGGGACGGCAAGGCAGATTTCCCGCAGGCGCATACGCTGGACGCCGCCCTGCTCAGCGATGAGCGGGTTCTCCTCCAGCCAGACGATGGCCTCCTCCTCGAACTTGTCATAGACCTTCCGCTGGTACGCGGTCAGCTCCACCTCGATCTCGTGGATGATCGGCTCGTCCTGGTACGGGCTCGGGAAGTAGGACTTGCTGGGGACACTTGCCCAGACGGAGCCCTGCACCCCCTCGCCCATGACCTTCTTGCCCGCGTACCTGTCACTCTCGACCCGCAGGCGGCGATCTGTGGCCCAGTTCCAGAACCCCTGGTTGCGCCCCACCACCTCGTGCTGGCCCCACCAGAGCCACACGAGCGTGGCCCATGCACCCTCGATGCGGTTGCCCCACGGCGTGGCCGAGAGGGCCAGCTTGAACTCCGCATGGCGGGCGGTCTTCAGCGCCTTGTGGGTGACGGCGTTGCGGTTCTGCTGCCGGTGAATCTCGTCAGCGATGACGAAGCTGAGCGGCATGCTGGACCAGTCGTACATCCTGAAACGCTCCCAGGTGAGCAGGTAGACACCGGCCTCGCGTCCGGCCAGTGCCTGGAAGGCCAGTTGCCCCGCCTTGCTGCCGTCGATCACCAACGGGGACACCCTGCCCTTGGACTGGCGCTCGAAGGTCTTGCGCCAACTGCCGAAGGTATTCAAAGGGCAGACCACGACGGTGATCTTGGCCTTGGAGCGGAGCACGGCTTCAACCCCAACGAGCGTCTTGCCGGAGCCAACCTCCCCCCGACACAAATGCTTGTGTGACTCCAAGATTTGTTGAACTGCATCCTCCTGCTCAGGCCTGGGGATCATCGGCGGCTTCATGCCGTCATCTCCAGGTTGCCTTCGACCCACTGGGTCTCGAACTCGGCCATGCTCAGCCGGGGGTGGTGTCCCCAGTAGTCCACCAGCTCCTCGCTGGCGAAGCGATAGGCCTTGATGACGGGGCCGGTGAACAGGTCATAGCCGTCGATGTGGGCTGCCCTGCCCTCCTTGTTGACAAGCACTCCTCCGGTGGCTTCCAGTGCCTTGTCGTAGGCGGCATCGACGTGGCGCTCGTACTCGGAGCGCATGTCACGCCACTGCTGGGAGGCCCGGTCGAAGATGGCACTCACCTGCTTGTCACGCCCAGCTGGGTGCAGAGCAGGGTGGTCAGGTGTTTGACGCAGTAGTCGATGGAGTTGTCAGCACGGAGCTGGAGGGCGATGCGGTTGTACTCGGTGTTTGTGGTGTCGTACCAGAACTCCAGGTCACAGTCCTCCAGCTGCTCACGGCGCTCGTAGGCGGCAGCGAGGGTGGAGAAGCTGACAGGGATGTCGGTGCCCAGTGCGTAGGCCAGCCAGTGGCGGGCTTCCTGGATGCCCTCGGAGGCCTGACCTCCGGCGTAGCGGACGGCGAGGGCGATGCGCTCCCTGGTGAGGGAGCCGATCAGCTCATCCTCCGGCGTCAGTTCCTGGATGCGGCGGGAAAGTGTTGCGATTGACATGGCGCTACTTCCCTTCAAGGTGGATACGGCACATGGAGTAACCGGGGTGCCGGACATCGGGGTAGCGGGTAACGCCATCGGTGAACATCTGACGGCCACAGGCCGTGCAAGTCAGGAGGGGTTGGTCAGTGACTACTTTCATGACCAGTGCACTCTCGAACTCCCCCAGTGGGTGCTCCCTGACCCACTGCGCCAGTGTTTCCTCGCAGAAGTCCTGCGGGCCAGCGGCGATGAGGTTCAACATCGGGGGGACTGAGGATTCGATTACTGCGCGGTGTGTGTTCATTGGTTGCTCCTGTATAGGTCTGTGTGGTTGATGGAATACTCACCACTCTACACACCCCTATACGGGTGTCAATACTTT